AGACAGGCTTTTTAATTATGCGCCGCAGGCCAGCTTTGAAGACTTCGCAAATGTAGGCCTTCCAGAAGTTGAGAAACGAATCGCTCTTGCAATCCTTAACTCCGCACCTTCAACGTTGATAGGCAGGCACGAAACGCAAGCGGTGGTTAGCCTGGCGAATACGCTTGGCTTGATTGCAGGCCTTCGGCGCGAGCTTTCGATTCATGGACTGGTAGACGAAACCGGCGAGCCTTCGCCGATCATCGCAAAAATAATTTCGTTGGAATCGCTGGCGTTGAAACTGGCAAACGCTCTTCGCCTGACGCCATCAACACGGCACGAACTTACAAGAATCGGAACGCCTGCGGATTATCCGGAGGATGCTATTGCCTCCAATAATAACGATGATCTTTTTGAAGGAATGGAATGAGTTCAAGCAAGAAGGCAATTCATTTTATTGAAAACTTTTGCAGTCATGCCAAAGGCAAGCTTGCCGGTGAGAAGTTCGAACTTGCGCAGTGGCAGAAAGATTTACTTGTCAAGTTTTACGACACAAAAACATTGGAAGGCCAAAGGCAATACCAGCAAGTTTGGCTCGAGCTTGGCCGAAAAAATGGAAAGTCAACACTGGTGGCAGCTCTGGGCCTCTTCGCTCTTATGGGTGATGGCGGCCAAGCGGAAGTTATCAGCGCAGCGAGTACCAGGCAGCAAGCCAAAATCATCTTTGATACTGCAAAATCGATGGTGCTTTCATGTGAAACATTGTCAAAGCGATGTAAGGTAAAGCAAAACGAAATCGAAGTACCTTCAACGAATTCAATCTACCGAGTGATTAGCGCAGATGCGAAACGCCAACACGGATTAAATCCAAGCTTTTGTATCCTGGACGAAGTCCATTGCCTTGGAAATGATGAGCTTTACACCGCACTTCGAACCGCTGGCGGTTCACGTGAAAACTTTGCCTTCTGGCAAATCACCACCGCAGGAACGCAAGCGAGCTTTGGATATTCGCAGCACAGTTACGCAAGAAAGGTTGCCGATGGATCGATTAAAGATCCGACTTTCCTACCGGTGATTTATGCCGCAGATCAGAACGGAGATTGGAAAGATCCAAAACAATGGAAGCTAGCCAATCCAAACATGGGTATTAGCCTTAATGAAAAGTTTCTTGAAGACTCTTGCCGAGAAGCGCAAACAAGTATTTCCAAAGAAATGGATTTTAAAAGGTATCATCTGAATTTATGGGAAGGATCCGCAGAACAGAACTGGATTCAAATCGATAAATACCTGAAGTGCGAAAAGATTAATAAAAAGGAAATGATAGAGAAGTATAAGAATAGAGTTTGTCACGGTGGCTTAGACCTAAGTTCAAAGAGAGATTTAAGCGCATTTTCTTTATACTTTCCTCCGACCTATGGCGAGGATATTGGAGCTTTCTTGGTTTGGCATTGGTGTCCGAAGTACGCCACCGAATCAAGGCGCGAATCAATTGGCGCTCAAGTCTTAGACGATTGGATACGAGATGATTTCATAACGGAACACTCTACCGAGTGGATCAATCAAGAGCTAATCGTTAGAGATATTGCAGCGCTTGCAGAAGAATTTCAAATTCAATCCATCGGCGTTGATGAGTGGAACGCCAGCGAAACATTACGAAAATTAAAAGACGACCATAACATTGATGTTTTAACATTCCGACAGACGTTAAAAAACTTGAACAATCCGACCAAAGTTCTTGAAGAGTGGATCAATTTCCAAAGAGTTATCTTGCCGGATGATCCAGTTTTGCAATGGGAATTTTCAAACGCTGTTTGTATTTCTGATCGAAATGGAAACATTGCGATATCAAAATCACGAGAAAAGGATAAAGTAGATGGGGTAATGTCCATGATTATGGCCCTTGGCCGCTGGCAAGCCTCCACTGCAACGGAAACAGATTTTTCGTACCTCGAAGACGGCATAACGATAATAGGGGAAAATTATGAATTTTCTTGATACTGTGCAACGCTGGTTTCGTCCTACTGGCCGCTATCAAAGCAATATGTTAGTAGATGGAAACTCGAACTATTCAGGCGTAGCAGTTACAGAACAAACGGCGCTTGGTTCGTCTGCGGTTTGGGCTTGCATCAATTTGATTTCGCAGACGGTGGCAACTCTTCCGTTTCGCCATTACCTAAAAACAAAAGACGATAATAGAATTCGTTTGGATTCCAAGCTTGATTTCATTTTAAACAATGAGCCAACGCAGGATTATTCCGGCTTCACCTTTAAAGAGATTATGACGGCGGCGGCTGTGCTTCATGGCAACGCCTACGCAGAAATTAGCCGAGATTCAAACGGAGAGTGTAACGGACTTTGGTATATTCCTACGCAAAACGTTCAGCCATATTTCGACACGAACACCGAAAGCGTTTGGTATGCAATCTATTCCGGTGATTACCGAGGCGGCGCGCCTTACATGGGCATTCCTGCAAAAAATATGCTTCACCTTCTTGGGCTTTCCTACGATGGCCTTGCAGGCTATTCGCCGCTTTATCTTCAACGTGAAACTTTCGCTTTACATCTTGCAAGCCAGAGATACGGCGCAAGCTTCTTCAAAAATGGCGCACGCCCTGCCGGTATTATCAAGTTTCCTAACAAGCTTTCACCTGAAGCCAAAGACGGTTTACGCCGATCATGGGATAGCTTCCATTCCGGAGCAGGCAATACCGGACGTGTTGCGATTCTTGAAGGCGGCTTGGATTTTCAAAAGCTGCAACTCGATCCAGAGGAAGCGCAGTTTTTACAGACTCAAAGGTATTCAAGAGAAGAAATTGCTTCAATATTTCGCGTTCCGCCTTCGTTGATTGGCGCCGCTGATGCCTCCGATAACATCGAGGCGGTAAGCTTGCAATTCCTTCGAAGCCTGCAACCTTGGCTTTGCCGATGGGAACAGGAAATATCAAGGAAGCTGATTTATAACATGGCCGAATATGTCGAGGTAGACACCAAAACAATTTTAAGGACAGACATTAAAACACGCTACGAATCGATGGCGATTGGCCGCCAATGGGGTTGGTTGAGCGCTGGCGATTGCCGGAAGCTTGAGAATCTCAACGCTGATGTACCTGGCATGGAAGATTATCTTAAGCCGATGAATATGGAAACCTTAGACGCTCCTTCAGCAAACGCACCGGCACCAGTAAAAAAGCTTGTACCAGGCGGCCCTGCAATTACGGCTCCAGGCGTAGATACTCCAGATTCGTCTTTACCATCAAACGACAAGCCTTCACTGGATCCAAATGTAATAGCAGGAGCAGATGTAGCAAGTACCGCACTAAATGGCGCACAAATAAGCTCACTGGTTGACCTTGTAACACAAGTTGGCCTTAAGCTTATCCCTGTCGAATCGGCCAAGGCTATTGCTATGGCCTCCTTCCCTTTCCTTACGAAAGAAGTTGTAGATCAAATCTTTAACGGTCTAGGCGATTTACCAGCACCAGATTCCGCACTACCACCAAACCGATCCGATAACAAAATCTTGGAGCGTGTTTTAATCTTGAAGGTGGCGCAGCTCCGAGCCATCGAGGCCACCGCATTAAAACGAATCAGCAAAGATAAGCTTTTTGTTTCCAAGCTGGATGAGTTGACCGAGCAAACCAAGAAAAGGCATTACATGGCCTTTGATGAAATTCTTGAAGCCTTTGAAATTAAGGGCAAGGAAAAGATTGCGGAGTTTATTGCGCATACAGCCGCAGACAATTTAAAGGCAAAGTTTTTAGATGTTGCAGGAAACACCAACTTTGCTGGCCTGCCTGCCGCTGTTGAATCTGCCTTACCTAGTTATCTAAATTCAAATTTACTTCCATCATTCACCACGGAGCAATAATCATGGAACGCCGAAACGCTGTCGAATACCGCACCGAAAACGAAGGAAACATTATTTCCGGCTATGCCGCAGTCTTCACCGACTCCAGCGGTAAGCCTTCACTCTCTGAAAATCTCGGAGGCTTTCGAGAAATCGTAGCGCCTACCGCATTCAATGAGCGAAGCGGAAAAGTCTTGGCTTATTATAATCATGATTCCAGCCAGGTATTAGGTAAGGAAGGAATGAATTTGGAGCTTTCCGTTGATTCAAGGGGCCTTCGCTTTTCGCTGGTGTTGCCTGACACCACCACCGGCAGAGATGTAAGAGAGCTAATCAGAGCTGGAATTCTATCCGGCGTTAGTTTTGGCTTCACGGTGAACAAGGATTCTTGGACGGTGGTCAATAACGAAAAGATTCGAACTCTCGAAAGCGTTACGCTTTATGAAATCTCACCAACTGCCAATCCAGCCTATCCAGATACTAGCGTTGCGCTTAGAAATCTTGCCGAGGTTGAACGCTCCGAGGCACGAAGAAAGCAGGCTATCGCAAGAATTAAGTTGATGAAATGGAATTTTTAGTTGACTAATTAAAGATATTGCTAGTACACTAAT